CAGAGAAATCATGCGCAATGTTGACGATGTTGATCTCAAAGTTCGTATGAAAGGCAAAGGCGCAGGCAAGTTTCGTGTGAAGCAAATGCCCAGCGGTATTAATGTAAACGACATTCGTGCATTTTTACGTGAATATGAAATTCAAACAGGCGTCAAAGTTGATGCGTTGTTGGTAGACTATCTTGATCTCATGATGCCTATTGCGGCAAAAATCAGTGCAGAAAACCTGTTTGTCAAGGACAAGTATGTATCTGAGGAACTACGCAATTTAGCGGTAGAGCGTAAAATGCTTTTGGTTACTGCATCGCAGTTGAACCGTGCTGCCGTTGAAGAAATTGAGTTTGACCACAGCCATATTGCAGGTGGTATCAGTAAGATTAATACAGCAGATAACGTTGTGGGTATTTTTACCAGCAATGCTATGCGTGAGCGTGGACGTTATCAAATTCAGTTTATGAAAACACGTAGCAGTAGCGGTGTAGGCAGTAAAGTAGACCTTAAGTTTAATCCAGATACACTACGTATTGAGGACTTAGAAGAAGGTGATGAAGATGCACAAACTGTTACTAGCGCAGGACTGTTAGAACAATTAAAGCGTAATAATGTTATTAAAGCTGAAGAACCGGCAGCTCAAAACACTATTAATGAAAGCCTTCAATTGGCGGCCTTCTTAAAACAAAAGAAGTGATAAATACTACTTAACAATGCCTTATAGGAGACTTTGGTGCGTAAAAGTCGCAGTATTTTAGAAGAACTCAATCAAATATCAATTGATCGCGACCGCAATCACGTTGTTGAAAATCGTGCTGAGCACGTGATCAACAGCGCAATCAATTTGCTTGAGCAAATAGACAAATACTACGATGACGAAACGTCCAAGGATCTAGCTAATAGATTGATTAATAGTATTCGTAGCAGAGACGGATCAAAGTTTTCTCGCGGCATTAAGAAACTCATAAAAGAGAGCCAGCGAGAAGACCATGAGAATTGATGAATTAATTCCACCAAATTCCCCAAAAAGAAATACAGCACCGCAGCCTGGTGCAGCCAAAGAACTCAAACCTGGTTCTATTGGCCGTGTTAATAATATAACATATAAGTATTATGACGGTAAAGGCTGGCTAGATCAAAACGGTTTACCTGCTAGAGGTATAGCTAATCGAGTTTTGATGAAACAGTACGGCCGAGATGATTCCGGACAGCCACTCGCTCCATCTATAGGTCAAAAAATTAGTGCTAAGTTAGGTGGACCTTTTGGACAAGGCACAGACCCCAAGGCAAATTTATTCACCAAAGCAATGGGTAAAATAGGTAGTGCGTTAGGCCGCGGCGCAGCCGCTTTGATACGTCCTAAACAAGAACCAGTTCCTGCTGATGCAGACGGTGACGGACAACCAGACGCACAAGCACCAGCACCAGCACAAGCACAACCACAAGCACCAAAAATGGGATCAGGTGATACTCGTCAAAGCGCAATACAAGTAGATCAGGATTTAGGCAACATTGTAAATCAAATGAGAGCCTATCAGCCAAAACCACAAGCTAAACCATTGCCAACAAAATTTGTGCAAGGCCTAGAAAACGACATGAAGAATATGCGTACTAATAAAGACTGGGCAGTGATGACAGGCAACAAGATTCTCAAGTATGCAGGCATGGGCTATAATGTAGATGCACTACAAAAGAAGTGGGCGCAAGAATACGCAGTTGGTTCCAAGCAAAAAATTATGCAGGATCAGTTCAGCGAAGAACTTGACATACTAAAGAAATTAGCAGGTATTTAAAATGCGCTTTGTAGAAATTTCCAAACCACTAATTACGCAAATTATCAGCGAGAGCTTGCTCAACGAAGCTGAAGGCAAGAACACTCACCTTGAGCATTTAGAAGATAATATCTTTAATAAAGGTTTTCCAGGCGCCAAAGAAGCTATCAATTATCTATATAGCCTACACGAAATGCTTGAAGGTCACAGCAAGGGCGCAGTAAGCATGACCACTAAATGGGATGGTGCTCCTGCTATTATTGCAGGCCGCGATCCTCAAAGTGGAAAGTTCTTTGTTGGCACCAAAGGCGTGTTCGCACAAAATCCTAAACTAAACTTTACAGTTGCTGATATCAAAAAGAATCATCCAGCGGAAGGTTTACAAGAAAAATTAATTGTAGCATTAAAATATCTAAGCCGTCTCAAGTGGAACACAGTTGCACAAGGCGATATGCTGTTTACTCGCAGCGATTTAAAAGAAACTACTATAGATGGTGTTGAATATGTTATTTTTCAACCAAACACAATCGTATATGCTGTACCCAAAGACAGCAATTTAGCTAAACAGATATTAAGTTCTCAAATGGGTATTGTATGGCACACAGAATATCCTGGCGGCCCAACACTAGCAGATACTAAGGCTACATTTGGTTTTGACAGTAGCCAACTAGGAGAAGCACCAGGTGTTTGGCACAGAGATGCACGTATCCAAGATTTTAGTGGTACTGTGACGCTAACAGCAGACGAAAGCGAAAGTATCATGCAAGCTATCAGCGAAGCTGATCATTATATGAATAGTATAGATCCTGGTACGTTTGCCTGGTTAGAAAAAGGCAATGAAGTAATTGGTGCTGACTTTGTACAACAATTAAAAGCTCACGTTAACAATAATATTCGTGCCGGTGCATTTGATGAACCAGCAAAATTTGCACAGGGCTTTGTGCAAAAATATGTTGATTATATGACCAAGACTATTGAAAAATATAAGACACCAGCCAAACAAGATGAAGCTCGTGCTAAAATGGTTGACGGTGTAAAATTTATTAAAGAGCATGTGCCACAGATTGTTTCTGTATACGACTTATATCTAATGATTATCAAAGCCAAAGTTATGCTGATTAAGAAGCTAGAGCAGATTCGTCAGATCCCTACATTCAAACAAGAAGGCGATGCATTTGTAGCAACAAACGAAGAAGGCTTTGTTGCTGTTGATCGTATGGGCAACGCACTCAAACTAGTTGATCGTTTAGAGTTTAGTAGATTAAACTTTGGAACAGGTAAGCCTGGTAGTAAGTAATGGAACTACAATTAGTTAACGTTTCTTTGTGCGAAGCAAGACTTTATCGTTATAGTAACGGCTTTTCTGGTATGGATGCCAGACAAGTTGGTAACTTGTTATATGTATACACGTTAGCTGTTTATATGTTGAGCAGGGACGAAGATTATCATCAAGTCGGTACCGACTATGCGCAGGTAACCTCGCAATACGGACCTTATACATTATTTAGAACTCACGCAACCGATCTATATATGTTAGCATATCAATTAGCACACCCTGATAATTCACACAGTGAAATTTCTGATACCAGCGGGTTTGGTAAGTTTATGTTTAACAACAGACTCCATTGGCGTTTTATCAAAGACATAGCTGATGGTACAGTTGTTGAGCCGCATTTATATTTGTATAGACTAGAAACACAACTTAAAATCCAAGACTCTCGCTATAAAGAATGGCGTAGACTATTAAGTGATTGGGGTAATTTAAAATATTCTCAAAGACAATTAGTTGTAGCCAAGGTATTGCAAGAATTAAGAAAAACAGCCCGCGGCAGCGAATTACTTGTACCATTAACTAATCTTGTTCGCGACAGAAATCTAAGTTTAGCAAAAACATCATTCCCAGACACACCACCTGAAAAAACAAGTTTAGCTAAAGGGCTTGCCGGAGCGGCCTTAGGAGCATATGCAGCTAGAAAATTAGCACCAAAGGTTGCGCAGTATGCGCAAAATAATCCAGAGAAATTTAAAACAGCCGCTACCGGAATAGGTGCTATAGCAGGTTTTTGGGCAGGCCGTAAACCCAAAATATAATAAATTTTTGATAAATAAATGTATAGAGTACTAAGTACTTGAAAAAATTATTAGGAGAATAACAATGGCTCAGACAAGAGTAAACGGCACAGCCGCATCAGGTCAGTTTCTAACTGGCAGACTAACATGGTTCATTATTGACGAAGTAGACGGTGCAGCAAACATTGCAAACTTTGGTTTCACAGCCGGTTCAGCAGACCCAGGCGAGAAAGTACTAAATGCTTTTGCAACAGTTGCTAACCCAGTAGTAGTACAGAGCGCAAATGCTCGCGTAATGTATGTTGCTACAGAAGTCCCAGGTATCACAGCAAGTGCGCTACAGACTGCAATTCGTTCAGCAGGTAGCCTAAGCAATCTAACAGTTACATCTGGTACAGTAACAGTAGTCTAATAAGTTTTAACACTTATGAAAAAGCCCTCGCTAGTCGGGGGCTTTTTTTTGACTACGGTTTTGCAACCATGAATGATAAATATATGAAACGGAGACACACATGAGTTTAATTAGATCGGGTGCAATGGGTAGTGCCGAGGTTGTAACTGGAAATATTGAATTTTATACACTATACACAACCATAGACATTACACGCACAGGAAATTACAGCAACAATAGCCAAAAAGATTTTGAAAGTGTTGTACAAGTTATTGGTCTACGTGCCATGCCAATTATGATGAACGAACCGGTTCATTTAAGTGGAGCAGGTGGACTTGTACTAGAAAATTATGGTGCACCAACACTTACAGGAGCCGGATGGATCTATAAGTTTGCTTTTGAACGTGCATCAGTACATACTATACAGACATTAAAAGATGAACTACATGGCATTGTGTTAAACGGTGGAACAATTGATACCAAAAACACAGTAAATATGGAATTTACAAAACAGGATCTATTATAAAATGTCTACTAAAGAAAATTCAAAAGCTAAGTCGCCGGTATACTTAGAATCGGGTAATCTTGAAGCTCACATACTTGCTGATATGTTACGCATCGAAGGCATTACCACAGAACTCAGAGACTTCAAGCAAGCAACAGAAAAACGTTTAGATAAAATGGAAAATTGGATTATTGGTATTGTGGGTATTACTGTAACTACATTGCTTAGTGTTGTTACAGCAATAATCATTAACATGGTAGGAAAATAATGCAATTAGCAGAACTACAAGATACGCTAGTTGAAGCAAGAATGGTATGGCGCCGCAGTGGAAGCAAAATTAAACGCGGCGTTCGTTGTACCAGCGGTAAGCGCAAAGGTCGTGTAGTAGGCAAGTCGTCACAATGTAGTTCACCTGTTAATTTTAAAAAGAGAATAACTCTAAGTAGGACTAAAGCAAAGCTAGGTCGTCGTATGGCATTAAAAGCAAAGCGTACCAAGCGTGTGAACCCTGTTAGTAGACGTGTGCAGATGATGAACAAATGAGTCAAAGATGAAATATAAAAATATTAGAACACTTGAAAATTTATTAATAGAATATGGTTTACAACCAGGAAAGCCTACACCTGTTGGTCAGCAACAAACCGGGGCATCAGCAGCTCAATCACATCCTACAAGTCCTACTGTTAATGCAACATCCAAGAGTCCCACAGCAAAACCGGGAATAACAACACCTAAGCCTACAGCACTTGGCAAAGAACAACCAGAACCTGTGGCTGCTAAAGCTAAAGATATACCAGCCGACACTGAAATCAGCGACAAAATGGGGAAACCAGTGGGCACAGTTGTTGAACCAGTGGGTGATGAAAAGAAACCTGATGGCATTGTAGTTAAAAACAAGTACAACAAATTTAATGTGGTCAAGCCTGATCAACAGTATATGTATAGTCCAGATCCAGAGATGGAAAGTTTAATTACAGAATTAGAAGAACTTAGTCTAGACGAGCAATTAGAAAAGCTTCTTACAGTTGATAGTAAATTAGTCAACGAAGCATGGAGCAAAAAATATAAGGATAGTATTAATTGTTCTAACCCAAAAGGATTTAGTCAGAAAGCACATTGTGCTGGAAAGAAAAAACGTGCGTCCGAAGGACTAGGCGATGATGAGCGTCGTGCGTTTAAGAGTCAAGAACTACAGCACGAACTAGGCCACGAAAAGAACAACATTCAAGTTGTTATCAACGGTAAGCCTTGGAAGGTATTTGCTGGCAAGGGCTATGCCGACAGTCCAGAAGAATATCGTCATTTGCTGAGCATGAAAGCCTGGGCACAGAAGAAGTCTGCTGCCACTGGCAAGAAATGGGAAGTATATCTAACCGGGTCTTCGGTTAGCGAAGCAAAGAAAAAAAGTTTAAGAAACCCTAAAGATAATCCTTGCTGGGATGGTTATAAACCAGTTGGCACAAAGATAAAGAATGGCAAGACAGTACCTAACTGTGTTCCAAAAGAAAGCGTTAAAGAAAGTATTCTTAAAGATGGTGTTCCTGACAACAGCAAAGTAAGAATACTTAATAAGCTATTAAGCAAACACTTTCCAGCTAGCGATGTTAAAGGACAAATGAACGCATTCTTTGCTATTCCGGATCCAAATATGATCAGCGACTTTAGACGAGTGCATGCACAGTATGGTGATGACGCATGTTTACGTCCTGTACTAAGACAATATGTGAGGAAGATGCATCCTATGCTTATAAAACAAATTAATCTTAACGAAAGCGTTAAACTAAAAGAGTATGACGACCTAGCGGCCGAGCAGGCTAAAATTGCTGAAATCATTAAAAGTCTAGACATCAAAGATGAGAAAGACGCAAAGATTGTTGATCAAATTTGGCGTATCTTAAACAGTGATCATATTCAAAGTGTTATTGGTACAGTTGTAGCAAAACCTATCGCTGACGAAACAGCAATGAACAAAGAAGCCGCAACAAAAGTTTTAACAAAAGTTATCTATCAAGTTGAAAGCGATTATAAAACTATTAAGGCTTTCCTCGACGACCTAGAACAAACTGGTACAGCAATTAATATTGAAGCGTTAACTAAACCCGGTGTTAATAGTTTTGCTAATATTTTTAAAAGTCAAATGGCTCTAGATATTTTTAGAGTATTGATGCCATATGGTGCTGGTAAGCAAAAGAAAGGACCGGGCGAGTTTGCTCTTGCTATGTTAAGCGATAGAATTAAACTCAGCGAAGGCGGTGGTGACATTGTTGTTGATAATGAACTAGTTGAACTCAAGGCCAGCAGTAGCGAAACCAGCAGTGGCGGCGGCCGCTTAGGCATGAACCCTTTAAGTCAACAGCAGGTTATGGCTATCCTATCAAAATATCAGACAGTTATTCCTAGCATTATGAAACATATGGAAACAAATGCAAGTCTAGGTTTTGGTAATGCTGTGCAATTAATGAATGCAGATCTACCAGTTGGCGATCAGCGCCGCTATGATATTGCATATGCTGTATACAGTGGCTTCATGAGCGATAAGGCTGCTAAATTTATTGCTAACAGTTTTAAAATGAATTCAAACTCATCTGATGTATTGAACGATTTTGCACAAGCTAACTACGAAGATTATAAAGAAAAAAGCGGTTTTGCTGCTCTACTAGGTTTAGTGCTGAATGCGAAGAAAACTGTTTACATTACTAGCGCAGAAGAATTTGCTGACTTTTTTGCAGGCCCACATTCGGGCGCACCAGGTGTTAGCTTTATCCCTACTAAAGCAGGCCCAACAGAAATGTTCTTTCAATTAAACATTAAAAAGTCAGGTAAGATCTAAATGAAGTTACAGCATCTTGAAGAAGGTAAGCCAGCTTCAATAATGAGTATAGGCAAGAGGCCATGGCTGGTCAGAGAACGCCTGCCTTATGAGCTCGACGATTTAGAACCAGTACTCAGCGAAGGTGCTATGAAGTATCATTATAATAAACTACACAAGGGCTATGTTGAGAGATATAATGCCAGCGAAGGTGATCCAGAGTTCAACCAAGCAGGTGCATTTTTGCACAATGTATATTTTCCGCAGTTTATGAAACCACGCAGCGGCAATAGACCGCAAGGTCTAGCATCAAGTTTAATTATGGCCCACTTTGAAAGTTTTGAAAACTTTAAAGATAAGTTTGAAGAAACTGCCATGAAGATACAAGGCAGCGGCTGGATTTATCTAAGTAAAAAAGGCGAAATTAAAACTATCGCCAACCACGAAATGCGCAATGATATCGCACTATTAGTTGATTGGTGGGAGCATGCTTGGGCATTGGACTACCAATCAGACAAAGAAAAATATCTGGATAATATTTGGCGAATAATCAATTGGGACGTTATTAACGCAAGGTTAACATAATGAGATTTATAGATTTAGAAGAAGGTCCAAACGACCCTGGTATTTTTAAAGCAATATTTCTTGCTGGCGGGCCTGGTAGTGGAAAAAGTTTTGTTAATAGACAACTAGGTTTAGTCGGCCGCGGCCTCAAAGTAGTTAACAGCGATGATGCATTTGAGTATCTGATGCGCAAACGCGATCTAAGTTTTGAAATGCCCCCAGAGCAACAAGCAGATCGCGATCTAGCTAGACAACGAGCAAAAGATATTACAAACAAAAAACAAGATTTATATCTAGATGGACGCCTAGGATTAATCATCGATGGTACAGCCAAAGATGTAAACAAGATGGCTAATTTAAAGATTGAACTTGAATCCATTGGTTATCAAACCATGATGATATTTGTTAACACAAGTTTACGTGTAGCATTGCAAAGAAATTTACTAAGAGCTAGAAAAGTACCAACTGAAATTGTAGTTAATTCTCATAAACAAGTACAGGAAAATAAAGATAAACTAGCTAAAGTATTTGGCGAAAATTTTATTGAAATAGTCAATGAAGACCATCCTGATTTTAATACACCACTAAGGCAAGTTGATAAATTCTTAAAAGCGCCATTAACTGCTCAAGCTCGAGATTGGGTCAGCAAAGCTAATTTACAAAAAAGTGTTGCAGAAGAAGACGCAGGAAATACCACCAAAGTCATTTATCGTTTAGATAAAGAAGCGCCAATGGATGACACTGAAGTATTAGTATTAGGCGGAGCCGGACGATATACACTTGCTGGTCTAAGAAATAAAGCTCGTAAGGAAGCTGAAGCATTAGCAAAAGATTTAGAAGTAGAGCATGGCGGTGCTTTCCGTAAGTCAGCATATAATGTTAAACAATTATCTAATACGCTGAATACAGTAGTAGCGGCCTATGACGAATTGAACAATATTCGCAGAGGCGGCGGGAGCCGCAGCAAAGGTATACGCAACGAAGATGTAGAACATAAACCAAAGGTTTATGTAGACATGGACGGGGTCATTGCTAACTTCTATGCAGGCGTTACTGCGGCCACAGGACATTCAGAACCACGTGAGCTTGCATTACAAGACATGGAAGATACAATGGCTTCATTTGCCGGCACAGATTTCTTCTATAAACTACCTAAGTATGAACAAGCAGATCAACTTATTGCAATGGTCAACAAAATGACCAACGGTGATTGGTATATTTTAAGTTCGCCACTAAAGTATGATCGTGAGGGTAGTGCTAAGTGGAAAGCAGCCTGGGTAAAGAAGTATTTGAATATTCAACCTAAAGGTATGCACTTCACAGGCGATAAGGCACAGTTTGCTACACAGCCTGACGGTACACCTAATATCCTTATTGACGATTATCCCAAGTACTTGGAGAAGTGGACCAATGCTGGCGGTATTGGTGTAAAGTATAAAGGACACGTGGGCAATATTGAAGATGTTAAAGCTACATTGGATCAGCACCTTGGCACTGATGTTAACGAAGAAAATAAACCAAGAACAGCAAAAGCATTAATATATCAAACTGATATGTATGGTGCAAAAGGTTATTATGGTCAATGCAAAGAACCAGGATGTGACCATAAAACAAGAACATATGATAGAGCAGTACAAGCACAAAATGCTATTAAGAAACATCACCAAGACCATTTTAAGGATGTGAAAGAAACGATTCGCAAAGTAAAAGGCGGTTATAGATTAGTAAGCAAAAGCGGCAAGAATTTAGGCACATATCCTAGCAAAGCTGGTGCTGAGAAACGTGAACGCCAAGTGCAGTATTTCAAGCACATGGGCGAACAAGGCCGTTCAACCGCAGTTGAGCCTAATCCAAAAGGTTATCAACATTCACTGTTAACTGCTCCACAAAATACTATTGTGGTAGACAAATCTGATGATATGGATTTTTACAAACTGGGTCAACATTACACAAGCCTCAGTCACTACGATCCAGACGAACTAGGCGTTGGCCCATCAGATATGACAATTACATTTGCTTCCCCCGAAGAGATGGAACGCATGAAAGGTGTGTTTGATAAGTTAGGTGTAAAATATAAGGACATTTCAGGCAGTCATGAGGAGCCGGAAATTCACACCAAAGAGACAAAGAAGCCTGGTAGATTGTTTAGCGCAATCAGCGAAGTAGCAGATAGTCCATATGAGTATATACAGAACGTAAAAACACCAGACAAGCGTGCATATCGTTTTCAAACTGATGCCGGACAATTATACAGAGTACAAGTGTTTAATCGCCGCAGTGAAACAGCAAACAAGCTAGAAATACATTTTGATTTAACTGATATGAAAACCGGTAAACCTAACGCAGGCGTAACAGGCACCGGTGATGCTGTTCGTGTATTCAGCACAGTTGCTAATATTCTAAAGCAAGAAGTAGCAGATCAAGATCCAACAGGTGTTATTATTGCTAGTAAAGCAGATGATGAGAGTAGAGTAAAACTTTATAGAACTCTAGCACGCCGTGCAACCAAACTAATGCCAGGCTTTGAAGTTGCTGGAGAAAAATCTGTTACCGGCGCAAGCGGCGACCCATATCTGACTATTGAGCTAGCTAAGAAATGAGAATAGTTGAAGTAGTAACAGAGTCTAGACAGCCCGGTGAGTATGTTTACCATGCTAGCTATGTGGGTAATAATAAGGCACAATGGTTAAAAAGTTTAATTCAGCACGGATTAAAACCCAGTGAGAAAGGTTACTCGGGTGCAGGTACATACTTTGCCTATGCCCCAGATGAAGGTTATTATCATGTGACAGCTGAAGATTCATTGATACTTAGAGTGCGCTGGGCAGACTTAGTAAAGCTATACGGAACATATCCACAGAATCCTAAAGGTATCGAACGCGATGATGATGAAATTATTGTTCCTGGTCCAGTACCTAGCAGTATACTTGAAGTAGAATATTTTGAAGATGAATGGTGGGATTTAAAGTCTGCACTAAGTGCAGAAACGCATCAGTATGAAGCAAGAACTAATCCTGAACAAAATCCCAAACCAGAGTCTGGTTTCAAAGAATTAGCAAGTATTGCTAAGACTATCACCGATCCAGAAAACTGGGCCATCAGTATGACCGGCGAACCCAAGTTAGGTATCAACCCGCAAGTAGGCGTCAGCGAAGACACACCTAAAGGCATTTACTTCTATCCATTAAACTATGCATTAAGTAAGACCCGCTATGGGAAATTGCCTTGGGGCAATGACTATCCTTATATTCAGTTATTTCAATATGACCGTTCACGCGAAATGACTAAACAAACACAAGTTGATCCTGCAGAATTAAAACAAGCATTAAGTCAATATTGTCCTAAAGAAGTAATACAATCTGCCATAGACGAACCCGAGTACGATGGAACACCCTACTGGTTCATTTATGATTGTTTAAGCAGATTAGGTAAGAGTGACGAAACCAATGTTGTTCGTTGGAATAAAGTATTACGTGATTTAGGCTTTACCAGTGTATATGATGATGGCAACAGTTGGATTGCTTATAACGAGCCTACACAAGGTGTTGTGCTAGATCCTAGAGTTATTAAACAACATAAGACTATTGTTAATAAGAAACAATCAGTAGTAATTACGCCTGCTGTAATTGAACAGTCCATATTTGAAACAATGGATATGGAGTTGGCCCGTAATAGAGCATGGCAAGCATATGACCCAGACGGCAGCAAACTTAGAGCGGCAGCAAAAGAATATGCCAAGAAGCCCGAATTCAAACAATATTATGGAAAGCCAGGTACAGAAGAAATATTTAATAAAGTTGAAGGCTGGGGCAGATATGGTGCAAGACAATTATCAGATATTGCTTATGAATGGTTTAAAGAACAGCAAGCCAAAAAGGAAGCTGTTGGCGAAAACTTTGCTGACGGTAAAGTAAAAGGTAAGAGTCGCCCAGGCCGCGTTAAACGAGCCGGCGCAAGTTGTGCAGGTAGTGTAACAGA